GAGCAGCGCGTCACAAAAGACGGCGATGTAGTTGATATCTCTCGCGAATTGCCTCCAGACCCTGATGCAGCGATCGCCTGGTTAGCCAATCGTCAGCCAGAAGAGTGGCGGCGAAAAGATCGAGATGACGTCTCGCAAGTTAATATTCAGATCAACCTTGTCGGCACAACAACACCAGATAAGTGACGCAACCACGCCGGAATCTGATACTTTGTATACTTAATACTCATCGTACATAATGTTCCTTATCAGCCCCTAGGGGGAGGGCCCGAGGCGCGGGGGTCCCGGTGGTAGTCACTAATCCTCTTCCCGTATTATCCCCATTTTTCAAAATCATTTGCCTTTTCTCCGTCTTCCCGGTTTCCGCCCATCCCATATAGGAATGACCTTAAACCCTCGGTGATACCTTACATGGTCTCCTTGTGAAGCGAATACCCGTAAATTTTTCAAGTCGTTGTTTTTATCATTCTTATCTTCATGGTGCCCTCGATGTTCAGGTTGAAGATCAAAGTATTGAAGGATAATTTTTCGTGCTTCCCGGCAGTGATAAGATGATGGTTTATAATCTTCCCCAAGAGTTTCAAGATAGGCAAAATAGCACTCTGAATCGCAGTAGGAGTCCCGAAACCTCCGTGCTCGGCCCCTTCTGACTTTAACAGGTTTTTCACATACCGGGCATATCCGCTCAATGCGCTGGCGTTTAGAAGTATCGACACCAGCCTTTTTCAACATCTTATGAATTGCCACACGGGATACTTCGAGTGCCGCAGCAATATCATTCATACGACCGAACCTGTTTTGGTATTCCTCTATGGCCCACTCTTTTTCTTCATCTGTGAGATTTCGTCTTCGTTCTTTCATAAGCCCTCCTTTCCTTATAGGATAGACTTTTGTTTACACAATGTAAATACATACTTTATTATGTTATCCCTCCTCCTCATCTATTACCACCATTTTTGGAAATCTTTTTGTTCTCTGAAAATAATTCTTGACATCAGATTACTTCCATGTATATCATTCTCTTATGATACCTGAATTCACCACCCAAATCCTCATCCGTTGTTCTCCCGACCTGAAAAAGAAAGTTTATCTTGCTGCTCAGATGAAAGGCGTCAGCCTGAGTAAATATCTTCGGGAACTTTTGCTTGAGGTAGTTATGGAAAAGGAGCCTGAAAAGTGACTCTTTTGCTTTTGTCATTTTCTCCACCTTCACACCTGACTGTGTTATCTTTGTATTGGGGTTCAAACTTTGAACGGTTGGAACCCCATTTTTGTACGTCAATAAATACAATGAGAGGAGATCGGGTGGCGCACCCGACAAGGGCCGTGCTCCGGTCGGCCTTTCTCCTCATCTTACTTAGCCGGACGGCACCCGGAGGTGTCATGGATGCGAAGCAAATTCGTAAAAGTTTCGAACATCGTCAGAGACAGCTTTCTTCCGCTGCTGAGTTCAAACGCATGGAAAATCTATTCAGTGATCGAACGGCGCACGTTAGGATACCACCGGGAACAGATGAGGGACAGTGTAGCGGACCTGTGTGTGATGACTGGATTAACGAAAAACTCAGTTCTCAAAGGGCTGAGGGAATTGGAGACAGCGAAATTGATACTTCGGCAAACGACATCCGGGCGGATTTCCTCAGTGATTACAATCGTTATTCCCGACGAATGGAACAGATGAATGGTGCAAAAAATGAACCGTTAGCCTGTTTTGGCGCACCTATTAAGAAAAAGATTGGAGAGTACAAATTCATCATAGAAATGGGCACTTTAGCACATATTCATTCAGATGTGGTCTATCCTGACGAGATCACCACAAAGGTTGGGGCTTTTGCTCTCGCTGAAAAACTCGGTCTAATGCTATCTTGGGGGTTTCTCTATGAGTAGCACAATAGCCGGGAACATCCTTGAATTCAAACCGTGGAAGACTGAGATAGCCCGTTTTCTTTGGGACGGCTACGAAGTTACTCTCCATTCCACCGGACAGGTATTTTTAACATATCCTGATGGGCGCATTTACGCATATTTAGAACTTCCATGTCACTTTGGTTGTATGAAGGAGGTTTTATGAAAAAACTCATCCTCACCTGTCTCATCCTTTTAACCCTTTCTTCATCGGTAGCCTATATCGATTTTGCCTGTATTAACAGGTGCCTGGCTTCCGGCTCTTCCTGGGGGTGGTGTCAGCGGGTATGTTCGTATGACCATTAAGAGGGGGGGGGCCTATCGACGTGTCACCCGATGCACAACTATAGGCCGGTCGGGCCTGAGCGGCCCTCTCTTTTTCGGAGGGCCCCCCAGGACCTTCTGGCGGGAGGGGATAGCATGACATTTCTTCCTGGAAATATTGTACGACTAAAAAGCACCTGTAGAGGCCGGGATATGCTGGTTGAAGAGCCGGAAAGATCGGACGGCGGGGTAGTTTGTTCATGGCCTGCTGAATATCGGGACTACAGAAATATCGCATGTTTTGATGCTACTCACTTGGAACGCGAATGACCCGCCGCCTGACTCTTCTTTACGATGTCATCTGGATTCGCCCCGACAAACCCGACGACCACGCGGGTAGTATTTTCATCCCTGAAACTTGTAGAATGAGATTGTGGCAGGGCACTATTGTCAATATCGGCCCTGGTCTGCGTCCTGGTTATGACCACCAGCATCTTATTCAGGCTGGTGAAGACCGTGGTAGAATGTACGTCGCTCGTCGATGGGACGGGAAGACACTGTTCCCTCTCGACGTGAAAGTAGGTGATCGCGTCTTGATGGAACGGGAACAGGCCGAAACGATCAAGGTGGATGGGGAATGGCTGTGGATTTGTAGGTATAATAACCTCGTGGCGGTCATTGAGGATGGAGTCCGACACGTAGCCGGCGACTGGTCGCTTTCTGACAAGGTGGAAATCTGTGATCTGCCCTAAATGTGGTGAAGAAAAATCAGGTTAAGCTCGAACGCGCGTCCTTTGACGTGGGTTGAACGCGCTTCAATGTCCCTCGTGAGAGAACCGTGGATGTCCTTGATTGTGCAACGAAGAAGGAGAAAGCATGTTCATAGAACTTCTCAACCCCAACGGAACTCCCTTTTCTATTGAGCATTCCTTGATAAAATACGTTTCTGTTGTTACCGTTCAGACCGAAGAAGGCAGTAAGATCGGGAGCGTTTTTACCGCTACCGGCGTAGGAAATCTTATGACCCTTACATCCTACGAAGAGATTATGCGCTTCCTTCTGCCTAGAAAGAAGGCAAAAACAAGTGCCAGGGTACTGAAATTGGAGAAAAAGGAACCGTGATTCCCCGCAAAGGCGCAAAAAAGAAGACGGTGACTTTCGATCTTCCGGGTTACGATGGCTGGCAACCTCGAGCCGACCAGGTTTCTCTCTTTCAATATTTTGAGAATGGCGGATTAAAGGGCGTGGAGGTAGCCCACAGGCGATGGGGAAAAGACGAGATTGCCCTTCGTCTCTTTCTCTACATGGCCCATAAAAGAATCGGCAACTACTGGCATATGCTCCCATTGAATAATCAGGGCCGCAAGGCTATATGGGAATCGGTAAACCCTTTGACGGGCCATCGAAGGATAGATGAAAATTTTCCTGAACTTCTCAGAACGGACACCCGCGAAACCGATATGTTTATCCGGTTTAAGTCAGGGTCCACCTATCAAGTCATCGGTTCGGACTCCTATAAAAACCTTCTCGGTTCTCCCCCTGTAGGCGTCGTTTATTCCGAATTTGGCCTGACAAACCCTATGGCATGGGGGGAAGTGTCTCCTATTCTTGAGCAGAATGGCGGGTGGGCCATGTTCATCGGTGTTCCTGCGGGCGATAACCATTTTAAGCGCATCTTTGACTTTGCCAGAAGTGAACTGGGACAAAAGGACGGCTGGTATGCGGAGCTTATTGACGCCTATCATAGTCCCGTTTTTACTCTGGAACAACTTGAACGGGAGAAAAGGAATCTTATAGCTACCTTCGGAGAGGACCAGGGGCTTGCCCTTTTCTCCCAAAACTATGAGTGTCAGTGGGGAACTGTCGTCATCGGTTCCTACTTTGGCAAGCAGATGAAGCAATTATGGTCGGATCGTCACATCACCCGCGTCCCGTGGCGGCCCGATCTTGAAGTGGAGACTTTTTGGGACCTGGGGGTGGATGACTCGACTTCAATCTGGTTCATGCAGCAGGTAGGCAAGCAATACCTCTTCATTGATTATTACGAGGCCACGGGCTATGCCATGGGCCATTATGCCAAGGTTTTGAAGGAAAAGCCTTACGTTTACGGCAACCACTGGATGCCTCACGATGTTGAACAACGGCACATGAGTCAGGAATCGGAGATAGCACGATCGGTCAGAGAAGTGGCGGAGGCCCTTGGCGTGAAACCTGTTATCACCGTTAGAAGGCCCCGGAACATGGATGACATTATTTATGTCCACATTCCGGCTATCAGGAATATCCTGCCTTCATGTTGGTTTGACGAGATAAAATGCGCTCAGGGGATTGCCTGTCTTGAGAATTATGCGGCGGAATATGACGAAGAAAAGAAGGTGCAGAGTAATAGGCCGCTTCATAATTGGTGTTCGCATGGGGTCGATTCTTTCAGAACGATGGTCGCCGGTTATCGACCCGTTGACACCGCCCGCATTCAATCGGTGTCAGAATATATGCAGAATATAGACCTGCATCCGTTTGGGGGATAAAGATGACTATCCTTCACATAACCCCTCACCTTGGCGGCGGCGTCGGTCGCGTCCTTCTTGCCTGGCTAAGAAAGGACAGGAGTTGCAAACATAGCGTGATGTGTCTTGATTATGCTAACGAGAAAGCCCTTGAAGCTTCTCGTAAGATAGGATTTCGTCTTTATGAAAACGTGCATGTATTCCCAAAACTGATTGAAGAACACATAGAGAAGGCCGACATCGTGCTCATTCATTTCTGGAATCACCCCTTGCTCTATGATTTTCTCGTCAGAGAAACTTTACCACCTGCTAGAATCATTATGTGGAGTCACATTTCAGGATCGTACCCGCCTTATGTGTTTACCCGGCCACTCCTTCGATACCCTGATTATTTTGTGTTCACAACGCCTTTGAGCTTTGGAACAAAAGAAGTACAAGCCTTGGAATCTACCGCCCGGATGCCCGTCATTTGGTCTACTGCCGGGCCGGTTTCTCATGTACAACCACGACCACATAAAGGTTTTGTCGTCGGCTACATCGGCACGGTAGATTATTGCAAGCTTCATCCTGATTTTCTCAAGATGTGCGCGGCTATAAATATCCCTGATGTTCATTTTGTCGTGTGTGGTGGCCCATGTGAAAATGAGATCAGAAAAGAAGCTGAGAGCATGGGCATAGGAGATAAATTCACTTTTACCGGCTATGTCGATAATGTAGCGGACTACCTTGCAGGCTTTGATGTCTTTGGCTATCCCCTTAACCCGATGCACTATGGAACTTGCGATCAGGCGTTAACTGAGGCGATGGCGGCGGGTGTCCCGCCTGTGGTTTTGTCAAACCCGATGGAAAGTCACATGGTGCAAAGCGATACGGGATTGGTTGTACAAGATGCCGACATATATGTCAAGACTATGGAATATCTTTATCTGAATCCTGCATCGTTGAAACCTCTTTCAGAGAACGCCCGGGCATCAGTCGGAGCAAGGTTTTCTCTTGATAAAATGATTGGAGAATGGAAAGGACAGTTTGATGAAGCGATGAGTCTGACGAAAACGGCAAGGGAATGGATGGGGCGGGTTAAGGGAGAAAATGTGTTGCCTTCTGATGTTTTCTTGGAATCTCTAGGGGAATACGGGAAGGATTTTGACCCGATAACTACCAAGAACCTTCGTAATCTTCGGGAGCAACCTATCTGGTCATCGGCAACGCGGGGCACGGCGCATCACTATCACTATTTTTCCCCGGAAGATGAACGATTAAAATTGTGGAGTGACCTGACATGAACGTCCTTCTTGTCGTAGTACCCTACCTGATGAAGCTTGAAGTTAAGGAACACATGCTTAGAAGTTTCACAGCATTTCCCTATGGTGTGCTGTCCATAGCTTCTTACCTCAAAAAAAATGCGCCCCATGCGAATGTCCGAGTGCTTGACTGCAACCTTCACAATGACCTTTCTGCCCTGAAAGAGACCCTTAAGGATTTCAGCCCCTCTATCGTCGGGCTTTCCATGATGTTCGATATTTCTTATAAGCATCTTTCTTCGATCACGGCGATGATCAAAGAGCATGACAGGCGGACTATCGTTGTCCTTGGAGGCTCGGCGGCTACGTCGTCTTACGAAAATATCCTTGAAATGCAACCAGACATCGACGCGATTTGTTATTATGAAGGTGAACGCCCCATGCTCAAGCTGATTAGGAATGATTACCCGGGGATTCTCAATGACCCATGGTGGATCACGAGGCAGTCTTTGCTTGAAAAGAGAAGGCCGGAGAAACTATTCGTGTGGAATCTCGATGAGCTTATCGACATTGATTACAGCCTTGTGAATGTTTCGGATTACGAGATGGTGGAAGCCTTTTCGCCATGTTCCCATAGGATAAAGAACAAGAGGCAGTTTATTTTAGTTACGTCTAGGGGTTGTAAATTCGGGTGCTCGTTTTGCTTCCATTCTGGCGATCCCGACAAGACGATCAGGTATGCGAGTGCAGAGAAAATTATCTCCCACGTCAAGCACCTTGTCGATGATTACGGTATGAACGTTCTGACGATTAACGATGACCAATTGCTACTCAACATGGACCGGGCCAAACAAATCTTTGCGGGTCTTGCCGGCTTAGGAATCAGGATTGAGTGCCCAAACGGGCTATCCGTCGCTTTCATGGATGAGGAACTTATCGCCCTGATGAGGGCGGCGGGCATGGACACGGCGACCCTCGCCATAGAGTCAGGTTGCGCTTATGTTCTCAATAACATCATTCATAAGCCCTTGACTCTCGATAAAGTGAAGCCGGTTGTCGATATTTTGAGAAAATATGACTTCTGGATTCACGGATTTTTTGTCTCAGGCATACCGGGGGAAACCGACAAGCACCGGGATGAGACGGTAAGATTCATCAAAGAAGTGGGGCTTGATTGGGCGGTATTTAATCTTGCAATGGTGTCAAGGGGTAGTGATCTCTTCAGGATGTGCGTACAGAATGGCTACATAGACAAGAACACGAAAATAGGAGACCTTCAGTATAGCCGGTATATCATCAACACCCCTGAGTACAGCACGGAGCATGTCACCACGAAGACCTACCGGATGAACCTTGATGTGAATTTCGTGAACAATTACCGGATGAAACACGGGGAATATGCCATAGCCGCCGACGCGTTTAGGGATGTCATCAGGAGATATGAGGACCAGGCGTTTGCTTATTATTACCTGGGGAAAGCGCTATGGGAGATGGACCGGCATGGGGATGCCGCCGATGCGTTTGAGAAATACACTGAGATTGTTTTAAAAGACCCTTTATGGAAAGCCCACGCCGAATATTTCGGGCTGGAGACATGATGGAGTTAAGACGCCTCGGTCGCACAAATCTTCAAGTCTCGGTCTTAGGCTTCGGCGGCGCAGAGATCGGCCAGCAGAATATCGAACAGAAATCAGTGGATTATCTTCTCAACATAGCCCTTGATTCCGGCATAAACATCATCGATACAGCGGAATGCTATGGAAATAGTGAAGAATTGATCGGCCACGCGGTCGGCCATAGAGACGATGTTTTTATCAGCACGAAGTGTGGCCATGCAGAAGAGCCTAATGACAACTGGAAGCCTGAGACAATTCTTTCAGGCATTGAGCGTAGTCTTAAAAGACTGAAACGGGATTGGCTTGACCTGATTCAACTTCATTCCTGCCCCTTCGATCTGTTGAAACGAGGCGAGGTCATTGATGTTTTAGAGAAGGCCCGTGATGAAGGTAAGGTAAGATTTATCGGCTGTTCCGCCGATGGGCAAGCGGCTAAATATGCCATAGAGACAGGAAGATTCGATACTCTGCAGACTTCTTTCAATATAGCGGACCAGGAGGCATTGACGCTGACCTTTTCCCTTGCCCGAGAGAAAGACATGGGGATCATCGTCAAGCGCCCCTTGGCTAATGTCGTCTGGAAGCACAAAGAGAAGCCGGGCAACCCGTGGCTGCATAAGTACTGGGAGAGGATACAAAAGCTCGATTATGGGTTTTTGGACTCCTGCGTCGTGCCTTTACGCTTTGCGTTGTCTCCCGCCGCCGTGTCAACCGTCCTTGTCGGCTCCGTGACGCCAAAACATTTAACGCGGAATGCGGCCTATGCATCCTACGGGGCGTTGACCGCCTACAGGTTCATGCAGATTCGCACCCGGTGGAAGAAGTGCGGCGGCGATGAATGGCCGGGAGTGGGATGAAGATGACGACCGAATCGGAAAAATATCTTGACAAATCCACAGAACGGGTAAACAATGAAGATAGTAAGGTGACTGTTCCGAAAAAGGAACTGATCGATGCGCTGAAATGGTTAGCGGCGGCAAAGCGGAAACTTGAGGCGCTTATGAAGTAAGGTCATCCACAAATTCCCCTCTCCCCAAGGGTATAATGGGGCCAAAGGGTAGCACCGGGAAACCGGATCGCTACTCTTTTTGTTTTTGAGGTGCCTACGGCTTGGCCCTGGTCAAAGAAACCTATCGAACCTATCTCCCCTGTCGGGGAAAGAACGCCTGGAGAAGAAGAAAAAGAAAATGAGCGTGATTTTATCGACCACGCTTTGAAAAGAGTCGAGGCCCGCCGTACAATGGACTCAGAAAACCGTACCGAGGCCATAGACTCCCTGAAATTTCTTGAAGGTATCAATCAGTGGGATGACGGCGAGAAACAGCGCAGAAAGAATTCAGGCCGTCCCATGCTTCAGATGAACACCGCTCCAACCTTTACCCATGAGGTCATCGCAGACGGTCACGCAAATAAGTTTCGAGTCAAGGTGCATCCTTCTGACATGGACGGAAACCTTGAAACCGCCAAAATCAAGGCTGGCATCATCTCTCAGGCAGAATATGTTTCTAGTGCCGATTCGATCTACCTTATGGCCCGGACGTGTATAGTCGAGTGCGGTTTCGGTGCCTGGCGCGTCCTGACCCGCTATACCCAGGACAACCCCTTTCTTCAGGAAATGTATCTTGATCCTATTTTCAACCCCTTCAATGTCTTTATGGACGTGAACGCAAACCCGTGGCTTGTTTATGCCGATGCCAACTGGTGTGGGATAACGGGCAAGATTTCAAAAGATTCGTTTGAAGAGTTTTACCCTCATGCGGAACTTCCGACCGACCGCCTTACCGTGGGATTCGGCATTCAGCAGGAGCATTGGTGGACAAAAGATGATGTGACGGTCCTTGAATTTTACTGGCGCGTTCTCAGAAAAGAAACACTCTGTCTCATGGATGACTATGATGTGCTCACAGAGAAAGAGGCCAATGAGAAGATAAAGAATTTTCAGGCAGCTATCAAGGCGGAGAATGACCGGCGAGAGCAACTTATCGAACAACTGAAAGTGCTTCAGGTTGGAAGTCCAGAGGCCATGCAACTGCAACAACAGGTAACTGCTATCCCTCGCCGGACCTTGCCTGAGATCAAGGATACCACCGAAGCGGAAATCATCAGGGTAAAATATGCCAAGTTGAGTGCCGCAGGGATGATTGAAGGCGGGACAACGGGCGTGGATGTCTCAGGAAAATATATCCCTGTTATCCTTGCCACGGGCAGAAAAAGGAACATCGAAGGTAAAATCTATATATCGGGTCTCATCAAGCACGCAAAAGACCCTATCAGGTTCAAGAACTGGTGGGTGACGAACCTAGCGGAACAATTCGCTATACAGCCTAAGACGCCGTGGTTAGGCACGCCAAAACAGTTCAAGAATTTCATGCGGGATTACGCAAGGGCCAATCAAGAAAACTGGCCGATGCTGTTCTATAACCCCGAAGTGGTAGAGGGCCAAGTTATCCCCGCGCCTCAAAGGATGCAACCGCCTAGCTTATCTCCTACAGCGATAGCCATGTCTGAGGTTGCAGAGTCGAATATTCACGACACTATCGGCATGGGGCCGCGAGACGTGGGCGAGAAAGGGCCGGAGCGCAATGCTGCCGCTATTATCGAGGCCCGCCGTCCATCCGACATCGCCACAAGCGACTTTTCGGAATTTATGAGAAACGCCGTCGCCCATTCAGGCCGTGTCATGGAGTCCATGATCCCCGAAGTTTATGATACCCCAAGGGACGTGAGAATCAGAGACCACGAGGGCAATGAAGCATTCGCGCCCATAAACAAGACTTTGGGTCAGGTAAGACAAACCCTTATTCAGAACCCCAAGGCATATGCGGGTCTTCAGAAAAAGAAAATCAACGATATGGCGAGGCAAAAGGGCGATAACCACGTCCTGTATAATCTCAAGAAAGGTCGTGGGAACGTCATCATTGACACCGGCCCGGCCATGAGCACGCAGAGACAGGAAGTAGCCCACAAGTTGATGATGATGGCGCAGGGCAATCCAAGGCTCCATCTCCTTGTCGATGACATTATCCTGAAAGCCCTTGGCGATCCTTACATGGATGAGGCTGCAGAACGGGTCAGAACGGCTCTCAAAATGCAGCAGCCGGGGCTTGTGAAACCCATCGAAGGCGAAGAGGAACAGCCCCCGCCTCAACAGCCTATTCCTCCGAAGGTTCAGGCCGATATTGGCAAGGTGCAGGTCCAGCAGATGAAGGCCAAGAACGAAGAACAGAGAATGCAAAACGACAAGATAAGGGCAGAGACGGAACGGCTCAAGCTGATGAAAGAATTCAAGGATCAGGACAAGGAAACGAAGCAGATGCTCATGGACCTCCTGAAAGAGCTTTTTTCAGACAAGCATTGGGCCGACGAGATAGCGCAACAACGTGGGGTATTACCGGGAGGAGATGGGCAACCCGCTCCTCCTATGCCACAGTAAAAGGAGTAGGTTATGGACAATGATACACCCGTTGAAGAAATTCAACCAACCGAAACGCCGGGGTCGGTTCCCGGAACAGCAGAAGAACCCGTAGTAGAAACGAAGGAAGGTGGAGAACCCACCCCTGTAGCAAAACCGGGAGCGCCTAGCGCGGAAGATGAATTAAAGCGCCAGAGAAAAGAACAGCGTCGTCTTCGGGAAGAAAATCAGCGCCTCAAGGAACAGGCTGCGTATGAGCGCGGTCTGCGTGAAGGCATGATTAAGCCTGCTTCGGGAACACCCGTAGCGGCATCCGAAGACAAGCCCCCGGAAAAGCCTGACCCCGACAAGTTCGAGGGCGGGCAGTACAGCAGGGAATACCTTGAAGCCATGGCCGATTACTCTTCTGATCTGGCAGTTTATAAGACAGGCCAGAAACAGAAAGAGGCCGATCAGAAAAAGGCGCAGGATGATGGAAACAAGACGCTCATGGAGAATTTTAATGCATTCAAGTCGAGGGTTGCCAGGGCCGCAGAAGAATTTGATGACCCTGAGATAGCCGAATGTCTTGAACGAAACGATGCGTCTAACCCGTTCCATGTAGATGCAAGGGTATATCCAACGGCTCCTGCTGTGGTGCTCTTCATCATGGAATCAGAACTTGCGCCGAGGCTCATCAGGCATTTCCTCGATAACAGGGCGGAGCTTGAGACTATCTACAAGTCCGCCACACCAGCCGCAGCCATGGCAAAAATGGCGCGAGTGGAGGCAAAATTGGAAGCAGAAACGAAACCCGACCAAACAAAAATGAAGAGTGGCGCACCCAAGCCCATAACGCCGATACCGGGCACACCTGCTCCGGGGTCGGCTACCAAAATAGAACCGGAAGACATGTCGGTGGGGGATTATTTCCATCACTACATGACAAAGTTCTATGGTGGGGGTGCAGCGGCATAAAGCGTCGCTCTTCTCACGGAGGATTGTATTATGGCTCAGAGAATCTTAACCATGTCGATGATTACGACGGGCATCCTGCCGGTGCTCCATGCAAACCTCGTATTTGCTAAGGGGATTGACAGACACTATGACGCTCAATTTGGCATTTCCGGCGCGATGATCGGCAACACTCTCAACATCAGGCTGCCCAACAGGTACTATGTTTCTGACGGTCCTAACCTTCAGGCTCAGGATACCCAAGAGCAGATCGTAGCTTTGACCCTTAACCACCAGTGGCAGGTCAGCACCAACTTCACGAGTGCCGATTTTACCCTGTCTCTGGATGAATTCAGTCGCCGGATTCTTACCCCGAAATCGGCGGCACTTACCAGCAAGATCGATTACTGGTGCGCTGTGGAAGCGACCATGAACGCTTTCAACATGGTTGGCACTCCGGGAACATCTCCGGGCGATCAGGCGGTGGCGACAGCAGGCTTTACCAATGCGACGGTTCCGAGGGTTTACCTCAACGCCGCAAGGTTGCTCGATTACAACAACGTTCCTGCGGATAACCAGAGGCGAATGATCATCACCCCGGATGCTCAGGCATCTTCGGTCGATGGTCTCAAGGGCCTCCTGAACGATCAACACCTTGTCGGTGAGCAGTACAGGCGCGGTGTGCTCGGAGAGACTTTCGGCTATGAGTTCGCCATGGATCAGAACCTGTACGCGATTCAGCCGGGCATCAGGGGCACCAACACACCGTATGTGAACGGCCCCGGTCAGACAGGTCTAAGCCTTTATACGAGCGGCTGGCCTGCGAACACCAACGTTCTTTATCCCGGTGAAGTCTTCACCATCGCAGGCGTGAATTCAGTCAACCCGGAAAACCAACAGGACAACGGCGCAGCAGCCATGTTCTGTGTGGGCGGTATGGGCCTTCAGTACGTGAACGGACAGACGCAGTTGCTTCTCACGCCCGTTACGTCCGATGCCAACGGCAATGCGACTATTCCCTTGGCGTCTCCTTTTAACGGCATAATTGCTGCCGGTCCTCAGATCGCCAATGCTACCGTCACCGCTTCTCCGGCAAACCAGGCGCTTCTTACCATGCTTTATCCGACAAACAGCGCCGCTTCCGCCACGACCTATAAGGCGAGCATCGCCATGCATCACGACGCGATGACGCTCGGGACCGCAGACCTGGTGCTTGAGCCGAACCTTCAGTTTGGAGCGCGGGATAATTACGACGGCATCAGCATCAGGATCATCAGGCAGTACACAATAGGTACGGACCAGATACCGTGCCGTATCGACGTTCTTGGCGGAGTTAAGGCCCTGCGGCCCGAATTGCTCTGCAAGATCACGCAGTAGGGGGTGCAGAATGGCATACGATCAACTTACAGAAAACCGGCTCGATGGTACTCAGTGCGGCCAGAGTCCTACGGACAAACTCGCCTTTTGGGGTGGTATTCCGATCCCTAGAAGGTCATCCCCGATGGAGGCGACCTTACAGCCTTTTCAGGGGGGTGTTCTTACCACATATCAGGTGTCTTTCACCCCTACGGCGAGCGTCGCGCCCAATACCTTTGCGGAACAGTATGTGACGGTAACGGGTGTGGCGACAACTGATTTTGTGATGCACGTCGATAAGCCTACGCTTGACGCGGGCATCAGCCTTGGCGGGCTCAGGGTGTCCACTACCGCGAACTATGTGGGAATCAACTTCGGCAACGACACCAGCGCTACCGTGACGCCTACGAGCAACCAGACCTACACGATCATAGTGGCAACCGGCCTAAACGTAATTTCAGCTACCTTGACGCCTTCGGCGGTTCCTCCTAGCTCGGATACTACCACAGAGGGCGTCATGGAACAGACCTTCTCTTTGCCGGGCGGCATCAGCGCGGCAGGGGTGGCCATTCTCAACGCGGCAGGGCAAATTGCCGGGGTCAGCATAACCAATAACGGCACGGGCTATTATACCCCTCCCGATGTGGTGTTTGCCGCGGGTGTATGGCCTGTCGAAATCATGTCCGGCACATTGGACGGCCTTGGCGGTGGACTCTCCAGGGGTACGTTTGCCGGTAATACTTACAGCGTTGTAGGCCAATTAGTGCAAACTGCTCCACCGACCGCGCAGTATCCGGGAGGGTCCGGTGCTTGCGGCATTGGAATTATCGATGGTTCCGGCCATGTAATCGGCGTCCAGATGATTTCTCCGGGTGCCGGTTATCAGGTGGCCCCTACCGTCACTTTCTCTGGCGGCCAGAACATCTCAATGGGGATGGCAGTTCAGGTCAACAAGAACGCACAGCAGGCAGGGCTTGGCATATCGAATGTTAGAGTCCCGGCTGACAACCAGATCGCCATTACCTACGTGAACAACACAATCGCCACTATCACGCCGACAGCCGGGGAGACCTACAAAATTTTGGGTATCAACGGTCTTTCCGCCTATGGTAACATTCTGGACTACGGGGTCTATGTCAGCACAACGGGTGTGAATACATCAACAGCCGTCGAGAGGGATTTTACCGTCACCGGCATTGCAACGACGGACAAGATCATAGGGATGCAGAAACCGACCATCGCGGCCGGGGTTGTAGTTACCGGCCAGTTTGTTTCCACGACCAACCAGATCGGCGTGAACTTTGGGAACGTTTCAACTACCGGATCAATTGTGCCAGCCGCTGAAACCTATGACTTCAGCGTTTTCAGACCGTCGCCGGTAGCACCATGTGTCCTTATTCCGGCCTATCTCACGCCTGCATCGGTCGCGGCCAATACCACGGCAGAACAGAGCTTCACGGTGGTAGGCATCCCGGCCAACTCTTACGTGAGGGCTATCAAGGGCAGTGCTACGGCGGGCTTGGCGGTAGGTCAGTGCCGGGTCAGCACCACGAACAACATTTACATCGGGTACGAGAACGACACGGCGGGAGCCATTGTTCCGCCTGCAGAGTTCTATATGCTCGAAGTCTTCCAGCAGCAGGGGGCAGGGGCTAGTACTGGACCGACCGTTACGGCTAACAGGGTATCCGCGCCTTGTTTCCAGACATTGAATATGTTGATCGATGAGGCCAATGATATGCGGAATACGCTCAAGCTCACGGGCATCGAGCAGGGGCACTAAGGATCGATCTTGATTGGGGAGGGGCGTCTTCTTCCTTCCCCTCCCCTTTCAGGGCCTACGGAGCGATATTGAGCAATAAAAGACGCCTGAAGTTAGCTCTGGCGGTTTTTGCAAAGAACGAAGAGGATTGCATTAAAGCCTGTATAGAATCCTGTAAGGGCGTGGACCATGTTGTCGTCGTTGATACGGGTTCTACCGACAGGACAAAAGAGATCGCAGCGGCTTGCGGGGCCAAGGTTTATGATTACGCATGGCATGACGATTACGGGGCAGCACGGACATACAGTCTTAGATGCTGTCCCGATTGGATAGATTGGATTATCAGCCTCGATGCAGATGAACAAGTAGAGAAGGGCGGAATCGAGACGATCAGGAAGACCCTTGAGGTCATCAACGCCGACCCTGATTTCAATGCCTGTCAGATTCTTCTTTGCAACATTGACCAACAGGAGCAAACGCATTGGTTTGAGAGGGTGGTAAGAAACAAGCCGTCAGTTTTCTATTCCTACCCGATAGACGAGTGCTACATCGCTTCTCCTACGGATAAGATAGGAAAGATAACGGACGTGAAGGTGTTTTATAAAGTGAGATCGGGAATGACGCCTGAAAAACATCTTGCCTTGGTAATCGACTTTCTGAGGCTCAATCCCAATGAAGAACGGATGCAATATGTCGCAGGGCGGCGTTATTACTCTTGCGGGGACTGTCCTTCAGCGGTCTACTGGTTTGAAAGGTATATCAGGAATAGACAGTCTTTGGGGCTATCTATGGCGACACCGCAGATGGTTGACGCTCTGTTCTTCTGCGCCTATGCCCATGTGAAAATGCTTGAGTTTGCGAGGGCCAAAGAACTTCTCACGGCGGCCTGGCAGATCAACAATGATTTCAGGGATGCGTGTCTTCTTATGTCTAAAGTGGTAGGGTACGAAGGCGACAAAGAAACCGAGCAGGTCTGGCTGAACAGGGCATTTAAGGCTAACAACACTGGCCTTGTGTACGGTCCATCGAGAACGACTATGGTACAAATGGCGGGACCATGAATGCTGAGTTTACACCGAGAATAGAATTGCAGGGACGAACGAGACTTGAGACGGTCATCCCTCTTAGTACGCCTTTTGTGTTGTTTGTCGATCCCTCCGACGTGTGCAACCTTCATTGCCAATTCTGTCCTACCGGGACGGGAAAATTGAGCTGGTCGGGCCTTATGGATTTTGCACTATACAGGAAAATCATTGATGACCTGAGCGATTTTGATAGGCCGCTCAAGGTTCTGCGTCTTTACAAGGACGGCGAGCCTTTGATGAATCCTCGATTTGCCGATATGGTCAGGTACGCGAAAGAACGGGAGGCCTTTCAGATTGACACCACGACGAATGGGACCTTACTCAGTCCTGAAAGGAATCTAGAATTGATTTCCGCAGGGCTTGACCGGATAAACATTTCTGTCAACGGTGTACCCTCAAAGGGCTATGTCGAAAACATCAGGCATCTTTACGAACACCGACAGGGTTGTGTGATGTGCGTTAAAACCATTGGCGATGTCCTATCAGATAGTGAAAAACAGGCATTCCTCGATACTTTCGGTGATATTTCCGACCGGATATTTATCGAACACCTCGCCCCGTGTTGGCCTGAATTTGACATGAGTTTCATTCCCAATCAGGAAGTAGGGATTTACGGACAGGCCATTGAACGGGTTGAGGTTTGCCCCTATATCTTCTATTCGATGTCCGTCAATTCCGATGGGGTGGTGAGCGCGTGCTTTCTTGATTGGGCCAGAAAATTGACCGTAGGCGATGCAAGGACGGAAAGCCTTAAAGACATTTGGAATGGTGAAAAACTGTCGGTGTATCGAAAACTTCATCTGATGAAAAAACGGGCTGAAATAGGGATATGTGCGAACTGCGGCCAATTATCCCACGGACTCCCTGATAACATTGACGCCTTTGCCGAACAAATCCTTAAAGAGAGGTTTGCATGATCGTAGTGAACACCGATAATAAACCGGTTTTTGAAGAAGGCGATAACGTCCGGCAAAAAAGGGCCAAGATCGGTGAGGTTCTTTTTAACGATAAGGCACCCCTTGTGAGCGTTATTGTCTTGGGATGGAACAGGTCGGATAAGACGAGGATATGCGTGGAGTCCGTGCTGAAATTTACCGAAGGCATCGATTACGAGCTTGTTTTACTGGACAACGGTTCGACAGATGATACGCTTGATTACTTTCAGAGCGTAGATCATCCAAAAAAAACGATCATCAGGATTACTAAAAATGTTGGGGCCTTTTTCGGGATGGATACCGGAATGCTCCATTCAAGCGGAAAGTATCTTGCCGAACTTGCTAACGATACTTACGTGACGAAAAATTGGCTGAAAAATATGCTCAGGTGCGCGGAATCAGACCCATGTATAGGTATGATTAGCCCTCGCTCATCCAATGTGAGTAACCTTCAGAATGCTAATATTTCCTTTCTTGGCCTAGAAGAGATGCGGCAAAAAACCGCCGAATATAATGTGTCTGACCCAAGGAAATGGCATGAGCGTCTTCGCCTCATTACGATAGCTACACTGTTCAGAAGGGAATGCCTGAGTATAATTGGTAGATTCGATTATGGGTTTGTCCATGACTTTGGCGATGATGATATTACCTTTCGTGTCAGAAGGGCGGGTTATAAGGCTATCCTGTGCGGTGATGTTTTTGTGCATCACGATCATCCCATGGAAGAGAGAAATGAAGCGAAATTTACTGAAGACCTTAAAAAAGGAAAGCTTGATTTCAGAGAAAAATACCATGGTGTTGATGCTTGGGATGACGTGAATAACTTTGAGCCTGGCATAATGGCGCTGGTTAATCCCGAAGAAAAGCGCGGTCTTCCCTCGATTCTCGGCATAGACGTAAGGTGCGGCACGCCGATCTTGGAATTGAAAAACAGGTTGCGTTTGGCCGATGTCTTCAACGCCCACCTTGCCGCCTTCACCACTGAGGCCAAATATTACCCTGACTTACTGACTATCTGCGATGAAGGAAGGGTTTTCGTGGACAGGCCGGAATATCTGAAGTTACGTTTTCAAGCCCCTGAATTCGATTACGTGGTTTTGGGAAAGCCGATTAATACCTACAGGCAATCGGCTACGCTTATCTCAGACATAAAATCATTGTTGAAACCGGATGGAAAATTGCTCGTCACGATGGAAGGCAATGGGGCCGACGTTATTCATGGTCTTGCCTCTCCATCAGGAATAGATTTGAAGAGTGTAATAACGCTGCCATAGGTGGCGTATTTCATCATGGAGGTACGGTAAGATGCTGAAGTCCAAAGGCCCGAAAAAAGTGAAAAACCCTACTCACAGCAAGTATGCGGAATATGTGGCGGAGAAAAAGGTGCCTCACGGTGCCGGGAAGGGAAAGAAGAAGACAAAGAAGTAACGGTACAAAAAAAGGAGTGAATTATGGCAAGCGAATATCCGCTCTATGTCTATGACCTGACGCGGCTTGAGCATACTATGATTGTTCACAGCCTCGATGAAGAGAAAGACGCCGCCGAACAGGGTTACACGAGGATTGCCAATCATCCTCTCACGCCGAAGTCCGAACCTGCCCCGGTGCCTGTCCGTAGTGCCGATGAGAAGTTCCCGATGTGGGTTTACTGGCCTGACGGCACAAGGGCAGGCGTGGTCGTCAACAACCAAAAAGAACTTGAGGAAAAGGTGGCTGAAGGCTATTCGGAAAACGTGAAAGCGTTCAGCAAGGCCGTCATCCTGGACAATGAGATTGCTGACCTGAAGACCCGTCTTGCTCAAAAGACCAAGGAACGCAGAGAAATAAAAGAAGAGTCTCCTGCGCCTCTGAGCATAGTTGAGAATGAGCCGGGAAAGCCTCTCGTGCAACAGGTGGGGCGTGCTGTCAAGAGTGCCTATAAGTGCCCGACTTGCGGAAAAAGCAACGACAACCTCGGCCAGTATCAGAAATGTGTGGCATCTCACAGGACAAAGGCGCAGACATGAGGTAGGTTCCGAAACAACCTTTACAACCGACAAGTGGAGGCATCATAGTGCAACTTCAAGCAGTCGATATCGTCAAGGCAAGTCTGAGAGCAGTAGGGGCCTTAAGGCGAGGTATGCCATTAGACCCCGAAGAAGCTCAAAACGCTCTCCAAGCCCTTAATATCTGGATTGATAGTCTTGGGGCCAACAACCTCATGCCGCTTGCCAACGTGAAACAAGCATTCTCGCTCACTGGTGGGGAATATATCTACACCATCGGCATCGGCGGCAACTTCAACACGGTCAAACCGACGAGGATAATTGACGGCTTTACCAGGGATACCTATGGAGTAGATCGCACCTTGGAGATCAGAGACATGCAATGGTACGATCTCCAAGAAGACAAATCTTTCGTGTCGGCTCCCCCTTCCGACCTTGCCTATGACCCCGGACCTACTCAACAGGTGGTTCCGGTGGGCATTGTTTATTTCTATCCCATCCCTGATTCTTCTAATACCTATACCGTGTATCTCGGCACGGATAACCCTTTCACGGAATTCACCTATCTTACCGATGTCGTGACATTCCCGGCAGCTTATTATCGGATGCTGAAATTCAATCTGGCGGTAGAACTATGGCCTGATTATCACCATCGAGAAGGGCAAATGGTTCCACGGTGGCTTCAGGGGAAAGCAGAAGAGAGCGTGAGAGAGGTTGAGAGCATGAATGTGTCAACGGCGCGGGTAACTTCCATGATCGACGTTCCCGGCACAAAGACGGGCATTTACAATATCGAGTCGGATCGGCCTGATTAAATGGTGAGTCAATGCCTGCTATAAATGGTTTTCTTGGGCCAAGTTACAACGGGAGAAGCAGTGAGTTTCTAGCTGCTCGCACTGTGAACCTGTTTGCAGAATTGGGAACGGTTGATGGCACGAGTAAGACTATTATTTCCCTTGTCGGCCCTATAGGTTCGGCTTTTTACGCCAATGGTGGTGCTTCTCCAGTCAGGGGAATGTATCCTTGGAACGGCAGTCTCTATGTTGTCGAGGGCAGCACTTTGTCACGTTTTACCGCTAACCTTCAACAAATCATTCTCGGTACTCTCACAACCAGCGTGGGCCGTGTCCTGATGAAAGACAATGGGCTTACTGCAAGCGGCATAGGCGGAAATCAGCTTATGATTATCGACGGGGCTAACGGCTATATTGTCGATACTTCGGACACGTTTTCTATCATTTCCGATGGCGTTTTCCCTGCCAATCCTATTGCTCTTGGCTACATAGACGGATATTTTGTCGTGGCGGCACAGGGCAGCATGGCGGCTTACTGTTCAACCATTTACAATGGTCTTTCAGGCTATTGGCCGTTTCTGGCAGTTTCTCCTATTCAGGCCGAACCGGACATTATCAGGGTCATTCAGAACCTCAACCAGCAACTTTGGTTCATCAAACAATATACCTCTGAAATCTGGTATGACGCGGGAATATCTACGGTTTTGGGCTTCCCGTTTTCGAGGACAAGCGCCGGGATTATCAACTGCGGTACACCCTCTCCTTTCGGCGTCGTAAGAGCAGATAATAGCCTTGCGTTTCCCGCGACCCAATGGAACAATGACCAGGGAGAATTTATCGGAATTGTGGAATTGTCTGGGAGCAGCCCGGTCGTTATTTCTCCTCAACCTATAACCTATCAGATGAGTAAATGGGCACCGTGGACCGATGTATTCGGTTTTTCGTTTTCTCTTGAAGGTCATACTTTTGGTATCTGGACAAGCCCTAGCGCCAACCAGACTTTTATGTATGACTTTACCACGCAAATGTGGTTTGAATGGTCATCGTGGACGGGATCGCCTTACATAACCGGACGGCACTTCAGCAATTGTTACGCTTATTTCAACGGGATGCATCTTGTAGGCGATTATGCTTCGGGCAACATAAACTATCTAAGTACATCCTTGTACCAGGACTCCGGCAATCCTATAGCGTCTTTGAGAGTGGGGCCACCAATCTTTGACTCAAACAATTTAGATAACGTGATGATTGAATCGTTTGAGCTAGATGCGGAAATGGGCGTAGGAAATCCCACAACGAGTCTCAACCCTCAGATAGCCCTTTCATATTCTGACGACGGCGGACACCGCTGGTCAACGGAAATGCTGAGAGGACTTGGGGCTGCGGGGCAGTATCAGAATCGGGCCATTTGGAACAATCTTGGGTCATTCGCACAGTTCTTACCACGAGTGGCGATAACGGATAATTGTAGCAGGGTGCTCACAGGGGCCTATGTGAGGTAGGGAGGTAATATGCCAGCAAAATCTAAGAAGCAAAGAAAGGCTATGGCGATTGCAGAGCATCATCCTGAGAAACTATACAAAAAGAACAAGGGACTGAAAAAGATGTCCAAATCTCAACTTCACGACTTTGCGGCGACAAAAGAGAAGGGCTTGCCAAAAAAGAAGAAGAGGAAGAAGGCCAAAAAATGATTAGACCTGGCGAAGAAAAAGACATCCCTGCCGTTGCTCTTCTCTGGTATCGAATGGCTAAGGAACTGCTTAACGGTACAGCGGGAGAACAGGAGCCATTGTGTGCGTGGTGGGCGAATATCACCTGGGGGTTGATGAAAAGCGGGAATTATCATCTTTGGCTAGCCGATAAGGATGAAGAGATTATTGGGTTTATCGATTATCTCGATGATGTGAATCTGATGACCAATGAACTTTTTGCGGCCCTCAGAAGTTATTACGTGATGCCGGAATATCGAAGAACTAAGGCGGCATATTATTTATGGAGTACTTTTCTTGCCGATCTTAGAGAAAGAAAGTCTCACTATATTGAATCAAATTGTGAGGAAAAAATGGTTGTTTTCTGGAGGAAAAGAGGATTTGAAGTTCTACCGAGAATCAGGCGGCAGTTGATGGAGGCATAAAATGGCAGTCTTGGGATTAGGTATTTTAGGGGCGGGATTAGCTGGTGCCGGGGCCAATATCTTTGGTTCTATCACTGGTTCTAACGCAGCAGAACAAGCCCTTACCGCTGGAGAAGCAGCCAGTGTCTCCGGAATGGAACAATCTCAGAATCAGTATTCGATTCTTCAAAACATCCTTGCTCCTTACCTTGCAACAGGTCAAACAGGAACAAGTCTTCTGAATTATCTCATGGGTGGCGCGGCTCCTACTGCTACGGCGGGTCTTACCTCCGATCAGCAGGCGCAATTGTCTCAGGCGCAACAATATGTCCAAGCTTATACAGCAAATCCAAATCCTGAAATTCAGGCAAAATATGCCGCTCAATATCAAAACGCCGTCGACACGATCAACACGCTTACGCAGCAGCAGAATGCAGCCCAGGCTTCCCAGGGATTGCCCGGTGCTGTTCAGAATCTTAATCAACAGGGCTTTGGCCAAGGTTCTTTGCTCAATACCGCGATGAATCTCACAGGTGGACCCAACGCCTATTCTCAGTTTCAGAACAGCCCCTATTATCAGGCCATGGTGAATGCGATGAACCTCGGAACCGGAAACCTCGCGGCTCAGAGTGCGGCAGGCGGAACTTTCGGCTCAGGGACTATGGGAGCGGGTCTCTTGAATCTCGCACAGCAGACAGGTTCGCAGTATTACGGAGGCTATCAATCAGGCACGGAACAGGCCCTTCAGAACGTCGTAAATATGCTCACAGGGCAGACGAATACAGGGTTAACCGGGGCAAGCCAATTAAGCAGCGCATCTAACACGCTTCAAAGCAATACCTCGAACAATCTTAGCAACCTTGCCTCTGTTATCGGGAGCGGTGCCTTGACTTCAGCGGGCCTTCAGACAGGAGCGGCAACAGGGATAACCAATCAACTTAGCAGTGGGCTGGGAACCTACATGAACTATATGAATTACAGTAACCTCGCTAATGCGATTAAGGGCTTAAACGGAGGGACGAATGCAGGTACAAACCTGACGGGGGCACCAACCGCGTCTTCATCTTCTAGTCTTTTAGACCTTTGGGGGGTATAATGTCTGCTATAACAATGCAGAGTTGGTTGCCTTATCCTAGCCCTTCAAGCATCCTTACGCCCTCGCAGACCATCGGTCCCGCTATTGAAGGCGCTGAAGAAAACCTGATGAACGTTGAAAATCTCAAAATCCGCAACCGCCGTATGGATATGCAGCAACAGAAAATGGCCGTTGCTCTCGGTAACGCGATAAAAGAGGAAAATGTCAAACGGCAAAAGCAAGAGCTAGCGTTTCTTACCACGGAATACGAAAAGATTCTCGGTTTTAACGACCCTCGTTACAATGATCAGTTAAACCAACTCTCTCAGGAAATCGGTAGGCGAACCGGCATGAAACTGCCTCAGATAACCATGCAGGGCAGCAATAAATTTGATACCGTGCTGAAACTGGACAGACAGGGATTAGACAGAGAAGCAGATAAGTTTGATGCTCAGGGAGATCACGAAGAGGCAGAACGGATCAGGAAAACTTATCCCGAAAACGCATCGTATAGCCTGAAGACCGAGAAGGGCCGAACCGTCGAATTAAAGCCCGTGAAGGACCCGACACAGACGGAAAAGAGTTTGACGCCGGAACAGTTGACGCATGATGAATTGAGACAGAAGCTAGGACGGGAGCCTACGGCTGCGGAAATTAAAGGCCAGATGGAAAAGGATAAGGTAAGACTTGCGGGAAGTGAGGCCGCAGCGCGAAAGAGAGGTGGGCTTGCCGGAGAATTTGCAGGGATAGGCGGTATGGGGGCACCAGGCGGGGCTGCTCCTGCCCCTGGTACCCCTGCTGGCCCAGGCATGGGCGCACCTACCATTGAAGGAAGAAATGAAGCAGCTTTGCAGCAAGTTCCTGAAAACATGAGACCGACCGTGAAAGCCATGGCAGATTATAGATTCCCTGTGCCTACAGGATTTTCTCTCAGAAGTCCCTATTGGCAAACGATGGTGAATTGGGTACAGAAATATGATCCAAGTTTCGATGCGACTCAATATCAAGTCAAATACCGGCTCAGGCAGGATTTTACTTCCGGCAAGGCCGCTCAGAACCTTCTTGGATTGAATACGGCGGTAGGACATATCGATTCCCTCGTGAACGCTTACAAGGATTTAGACCAGAGCAATTGGCCTTCAAAAAACTATGCCACGAATCTCCTTGCAAATCACTTTCCTGTGACGCAAGGGCTTATTGATAGACAGGGAAAACTTACCGCCGTTAAGACGAAGTTCAATGCCGTCAAGGGAGAAATGGCGAGCATCTTCAAGAAGAATGGGGCCACGGATCAAGAGATAAAAGCGTGGAGAGATACTATCGATGACCCTACTACGGCCACGCCTACCATGTGGAAACACTTCATAGGTAGTTCTCTTGAACTGATGGGATCAAGAATGGAAGCTCTTGAGAATCAGTATGAACAGGGAATGCAGAGGCCCAAAGACTTCCGTTTCCTATCTGATAAGTCACGTAAAATACTTCACGGGCTTGGCGTGAACGTAGATGCCATTGACCCTGTGAATGCCGCTCCGAGCGGGGCTATGGGCGTGGACATAGATGCTATCAATAAAGAACTGGAAAGACGGAAAAAAGGCAGTCAATAATGGCAGATAGCGCGGTTGACTATTCAACTATTCCTACCGAAGACCTTGAAGCTCTGAAGGCCAGAGATTATGCAAAGGTCAGCACGAAGACCCTTGAATATCTGAAAGCTCATAGCCCTAAGTCCGGTGGCCTCGTTGCCGGTGCTCCCGAACAACAGGAAATTAAACAGACAGAACCGTGGTACACCGAAGCGATAAGGCCAACACTCCAATACAGTGGCCTTGCGGCAGGGGCAACAGCAGGGGCGGCTCTTGGTGCTGGTGCAGGCACAGCAGTAGAACCAGGAGGGGGAACTGCGGCAGGGGCAGTTGCAGGAGGGATAAGAGGCGCAGGTCTTGGTTATTCTATGGGTGGTCAGCTTGCCGATATAGTGAGAGAACATCTGGGATGGAAGAAGCCCGAACCTCTGAAGGAAAGAGGCACAAGGGCCGCTTACGATGTGGGTACAGGAATGATTATTCAGGGTACGGGAGAGCTTGGCGGCGCATTTCTTAGTGGTGCTGCGAAGGAAATCTCCCCTGAGCTTGCAGAGACGCGGGAACTGTTCAAGAAGTTTAAGATCAAGCCCCTTCCTTCTGAAATCTCTCCTTCCAGAACAAAAACCATGATTGAAGGTGTGCTGTCTTACACGCCTGCATCTGGTGACGTGTTTTATAAGCGCAGCCTAGAGCGCATTGCTCAAAACGACAAACTCATGGAACAGTTGATAGATAAGAAAGCTCCTAAGGATACTCTTGAATATGTAGGGCATCTCATTAAACGGGATGCCAGGGCGGTCCTTGAGAAATATTCCAACAAGAAGGCCGATGAAATACAGGGCATGGTAGACGGCCTCATTCAGCGATACGGGATTGCCACAAAATCTGAAGCAGGGCAGACATTCAGTGAGATCATGGAATCAAACAGAATGGGCCGGAAGATGGACATAAAACAGCTTGAGGCTGACCTTCAAGAGACGCTACCTCAGAAGGGGGCCGACAAGATTACCATATCACCGGAAACGATAGATGCGATGAGGAAACTGCGGAAATCGGAACTTGCCAAAATCCCACCCTTGAGAAATGACAAAGTCCTTGATGTGCTCAATGCCTATCTGCCGAAGAAAGGGAAACTCCCTGACAATCTGGCAAAGCTCATCCAGAAAAACCCTCAGATACTTGAGAAAGACCCGAAATTAAAAGTCATCGTAGACCAATACGAATCCGGCAAACCTGTGGTGAGGACATGGGAAGGGCTAAGACAAGATCGGTCCGAACTTCTCGACATGGAGAGCAGTATCTATGCCAAGGAACATCAAGGCACAAAAGAGTCCCATGTGTGGGATGCCGTAGCGAAGCGTCTTGACGCGGAAATGGAAGGTTATGCTGAGAAGCAAGGCGAACCGATATGGCAGAAGTATCAGGCCGCTAGAGAAGCAACTAGAACGATGCATGAGATTTATGATAAAGACCTTCTGAAGATAATGAATAAAAAGCCCGAAGAGATTGTTGACAGCATCATCAGGGGCGGTGAGAAGGGGCTTACCACCCTGAGACAGATAAAAGATGCCGTGGGTGAAAGCGGCATTGTCCCTCTCAGACAGGGATTTTTCAAGAAGCAATTAAATGACGCCACGGTAAATGGAGTGCTTTCGCCTGAACGCTTGGCAAAAGGAATGGCTAAGATCGGCGATGACATGAAGGCTGAACTTCTCACGCCTGGGCAGCGTTCTATGCTTGACCGTATCGCTAACCGGGGCATAGAAATTAATCAGAAGGTAGGCCGTCATACCATAGATTTCCTTGAGTCCGTTGCGGGAACATCGAATGAAAAGATTGTCGAGCAACTATTAAAACCTGAAAACATCCAGAATGTCCGTCTTCTCAAGAGATTTTTCCCTGAAAAGGTCGATCAGGTGACTTCGAGCTTCCTTGAAAATCAGATATTCAAGCGTGGCGGTGCCGGAAATATGATGCCTGTCAGTTCTTCCAAAAACTTTTACAGGTATCAGACGGTGCTCAAAGAACTCATGCCGCCTGAGAGGTTCAAGGATTTATCGGACTTCCTCAAGATGGGCCGCTATTCTACGCACATAGAGAAGCTTGCTGAGAATGCTTCACAAACGGGTCAGATACTCATAGGCCACGGGCTGATGAGACGGTTTTTCACGGGGTTAGGCCAGATAGCGACAGGGCAATTAAAATCAGGCATTACTACGGAGGCCAAATTAGCTGGCGAACTCACATTAGGCAAGGTGCTGGCGAAGATTTATACGAGTGATTTAGCGGCCAGATATTTTACCAGCGCCATGAAATTATCGCCGGACAACCCTGAAGCTATCAGCAACTTCATTAAGGCTATAAGCGTTTTAGAGGTAAGTGAAGAGCCTGGGGCGAAACAGGCAGGGCAAACGGCTCCTGTACCTGAGCCCCGTCAGGAAGGTGGCCCTGTGCAGCCAGGCAAGCCCTATGTCGTCGGGGAAAAGGGACCGGAAGTCATTGTGCCTCAACAGGCAGGGACGGTAGTGCCGAATCAGGGGGCGGGGCAACCTGCCGCTAAAGCTCCTCCCGCTAATGAATTTTCTCCCTTCCTTCGCGCCTCAATAATGGTTAATGGTCAGCACTTTGACGGAGATCCCGGAGATACGCACGTAGATATTCTTTTGGAGAAGGGTTTGAAAGACGGTGAACGCGGTTTCGTTACACCTGATGGACAATTCCTTAATCGAACACAGGGAAAAGAGTATTTGAAGAAGAATATGCCTGATGTCTATAAGGAATGGGTCAAGATCAATGAGGAAGGGGAACATGGTGAGCTTCACATTCAGGATTTGATGAAGGCTGTTGACAAGGTCAAGCGCAGGAACAAAGAAAAATGAGGATAGACGACAAAAAAGCCCTCTTCATTGATTACGGTTACTCCACATACCTTTGTGATCGCATAGCACGGGAATATGGAAAGGTTTGGTACTACAGGCCAGACTGGAAGAGCTTCTTTCCAACAGGAGATAAACAGATTACGGGCACAGGTTTCAAAAACTTTGAGTGCATTTACGATGTCCACAAATATATTCCAAAAGCCGACATTATCATCTTCCCGGCTCTCTACGATGCGGATTGGCAAGAAGCTCTTGTAAATGAGGGGCATCTTGTTTTTGGAAGCAGATGGAGTCAATGGACAGAAATAGATAAGTGGCTTTTTTACAACCTGCTAATGTCTGAGACAGGCAAAGCAGACCAAGATATTTTAAAAAAGTATGGACTTAACAAATTCAAGCTAAATCTTCCTGTTGCCGAAACTATACGATTAATTGGCTTTGATAACCTCGAAGAAATGCTCCAGGAACTAAAGGGCGAATGGTACTTAAAAACTACGACAAGAAAACGTGGAGACATAGAAACCCGAAAGTTTGTGGGATTTAAGAAATTCAGGACTATTCTCAGAGAGCTTGCTTATAATACAGAATATCAGGCCGACACCACCGAATATTTACTGACCAAAAAAATCAATAGTAAGTGTGAGAGCGGCTATGATGAATATCAGATCGATGGTCAATCCTCTCCATATTTGACGATAGGCAACGAAGCCAAAGACGAAGGTTATGTGTGCAAGGTTGTAAAACTTGAAGAGCTTCCCTCTATTCTTAATAAGGTTAGAGAAGCCATGGCCCCCGTTTATGAATTTTTGGGACAACGAGGGAAGCATTCAACGGAAATCAGAATTACTACTAATGGCGATCCTTATTTCATTGATGATACTCAAAGAGAGCCTTCGCCCCCAGGAGAATTATGGTCAGAGCTTTTCACTTTTCCTGGAGAAGATATATGGGATGTGGCAAGCGGTAAGTTGCCAAAAATGAAGCATGAAAAAAAATATGCAGCTCAGATAATGCTTCATTCCGATTGGCTTGTAAAGAACTGGGTGCCAGTATCTTATCCCAAGGGCATATCTCAATTTGTGAAACTTAGAAATAACTGTTTCATTGGCAAGGACGAATATTGTTTACCTTTTGATGAAGAAAAAACGCTCGGAGCTATTATCGGCTTGGGCGACACAAAAGAAGAAGCTATAGAGGAATGTAAGTCGAATGTAGAGGAATTTTGGGGCGAGCAGGTTCATTATAAGATAGAGGCTTTTGATGAGATTTTGGAGGCGATCAAGTGCGGAACGCAGTTCGGAATAACGCTATAACAAAGTGGATCGATAATCTAAGAACGATTTATACGAGAATCGGAAAGACTAAACATGGTGTTGGAGTTATCGCAATACGCCACATTCCTGTGGGTACAGACCCATTTCAGGGAGACATATCATCTCTTTTGGCAATTCCTAAAGCGGTTATTGACGCTCTTAAAATTACTCCAGAACTAGCAGAAATGATAAATGATTTCTGCCCTCTTAAAAAGGGTCTCTACCAAGTCCCCTTGGATGGATTCAACAATATAGGCGTTGGTTGGTATTTGAACCATTCTAATACTCCAAACATGGTTACTTATGATGGGAGTCTTACCTTCATTGCCGCAAGAGATATTATGAAGGGAGAGGAACTTACTATAAATTATAATACCTACGATGACCAAAAAGATAATTTTGAGGAGGCTTGGCGCTTATGAACCTTTCTTTGTGTCCTCCATTAAAACAACAGTTCTTTTTCCCTGGAACTTCCATCCCATTATCTGGAGGCTTTGTGTGGGTAGTTCAGGCAGGTACAACCGGCCTTGGCTCACCTACCGCTACCTATACGGATTCGACCGGGCTTACTCTCAATCCCAATCCAATCATCCTTGACAGCAATGGCCAATGCTCGATCTGGCTTCCAGGCTATGTGAAGATTTACGTCTTTCTTCCGACCGACACGACCTACTCTAATCCGATCTATTCCATTGATAATGTCTCATCTCAGGCCGACATTCAGTTCTCATCTCTTCAATGGGTGCCCCAAGGACAGGCTACTTACATAAGCCCAACGCAATTCTCCATGTCTGGCAACGAGACGAGCATCTTTAGCCCCGGGACCGCAGTTCAGGCCACAATTGCAGGCGGCTTAATCTATGGCATTATTCAAAGTTCATCTGTTTCTGGTACCCCACAGGTTACTACCGTCAAGGTTTCATGGTTTTTGACGGGCCTTGATTCTTCTTTTACTTCTGTATCAACCGGCCTTGTATCGGGCGGGGTTACTGGTTCCGTACCCCTGCTGCCCCCCATCGTCATCCCTGCGGCCAGCGGCACTTATACCCTGACCTATGCTTCCGTTTTCCAGACATTTATCATACCCTCCACTCTCTCGGCAAACCTCTCAATTGTCTTGCCTTCAGCGTCTAATGTTCCGCCTGGGTCGTTCATAAATCTCAGAAACGAATATTTAGGGTCTGCTTATAGCGTGCAGATAACAGGAACTGTGGACGGGATAACGAATCCCTGGATGATTGGAGTAAACTGGCAGATAACGAGTGATGGAACCAACTGGATTTCGGTGGATACGCAGCAGCCTGTTATCCCTGTGACTCTTCCTGTCGGCACCAGCGCATATACCTTAACCAGAAACTTTGTCATAATACCGAGCGGTCTTACGCAGAATTTAACCGTTACATTGCCGTCAGTTTCAGCGGTACAGCCTGGAGTGCCCTTGAGAATCAGGAATGAATATCTTGGCACATCTTTTACTGTACAATTTTCCGGCACTATAGACGGAGTGTCTAGTCCCTATATGCTAGGCTGCGATTGGGAACTCTTGACTGATGGGACGTACTGGTATGGTAGGGTGACGCCGGTTCGAACTGTCAATATCGCCTATAGTGCCAATAACGTAGGCTCTTCGGGAGATACATCGACCACATGGGCGTCGTTACAGACTTCTTTGGTTACATTAGGCGTACCGGCAGCGGCAAGGGCAGTCTTCGGTTTTGCCAACATGACCACGAGCGGAACAGGATATCTAGCTCCCGTAGCGACGTCAACAGGGGCATTGTCTACAGGATACGGGGTTGTGGCTATAGGTGCGCTCACGGTAACGCCATGGAGAGTGGTGCTTGCGAGTCCACAGCTTTTATACTATCTCGTGACGGCGAACTATTTGGACATTACTTTAACAGGATATGAACTCTAAGGATGACGACGCTTCCTAACAATCCCGATGTTTCAGCCCCACTAAGCACTGCTGCATGGCAACAGTGGTTAAGCCAATTAACAAACGGGATAAATAATTCGACGGCGAGCTTAAATGCCCTTATCACCTTGTTGATCGGGGCCGGTACATCCGGGCAGGTTTTGACATCGCAGGGAGCAAATAATTCACCTGACTGGGTCACGCCATCTTTATCCATTAATATTCAATCTTTCACAAACAGTGGCACCTATACTCCCACGTCAGGCATGACATTCTGTATTGCCTTTGCCTGGGGAGCGGGTGGAGGTGGTGCGGGAGCGGGGGGAAACGGTGGCAATGGTGGCAATGGTGGCAATACGACCCTTGGTAGTGCCCTCACCGCGCACGGCGGCAGTGCCGGGACAACGAATGCTTCCGGGGCAGGCGGTTCGGGCAGCACAAACAAGGTGCATATATCCGGGCAACCGGGGCAAAGCGTATCTGGGCCTATGGCGAGTTTGCTTAATGGTTTGCTTAATGCGAGCGCCAATTTTACTCTTGGTACGCCTACATCGGGCGGCTCTGCTTTCGGGTCTGCTTCTCCAGTCGAGCCGGGTGTTGCCGGTAATGCGCCAGGGCAAGGCGGTGGAAGTATTGGGAGCGAGGGCACCTCTGGCGCAGGAGGGGGGGGCGAATACGTGGCGGACATCTTTACTGCGGCGCAGATCGGGGCATCGCAAACCGTGACCATCGGGGCGGCTGGTACGGCAGGAAGCCTCGGAACGGTGGGCTACGCGGGTTACATGTTCATAATCGAGTTTGGTTGATGGAGGAACTATGAGACACATTCTGTTAGCACTTTTTATCCTTGCCATGCTCGCCGGGACAGTACACAGTCAGCAGCAATGTTGGGTGCCCGATCCGAACCACCCTGGCATGAATATTAACATCTGCAATCCCGCGACACCAAATCAGTGGATTATCTCTCTAAACAAAACCTTCTCTATTTTGAACACACTTACCTTAAAAGGCTTAGACAACCAAATTATAGACTTCAGCGGGTTGCCTCAAGGTACTCAAAAGCTCGGTACAGCCGCCCTTGCATCAGCACAAGCCTTTCAGCCTTCAGGCGGGGCACTTAATCTCGTCGGCATAGACATTTCATCGACAATCACAAACGGGACCGGCAGCAAAACATTTAGCGTGGCAACCGGATTAGGCTTTATAACTGGTATGGTTGTTACGGCCATCGAGACGGCTAACCCGGCAGTCTACATGCAAGGGTCAGTCACTTCTTATTCAGGGACCACCCTTGTAGTAAATATGACCTATTCTCAAGGCAGCCACACGGGAACCGGGTGGACCATCCAAATTTCAGGTCCGCAGGGACCACAAGGAACACCAGGGACGGGCAGCGTCCCGATAGGCACGCTTGAATTTGGCGACTATGCATCATTACCGACAAACTACCTGTGGGCAAGCGGCCCATCTTTTACGGCCTGTGTCTCAAATTCGACGTATGCCACGCTTTACGCTGCTATAGGCGATACGGATACGGCTATAAATGGATGTGTGCAAGGTACTACTTTTGGAATTCCGAACATGAGCGGGGTTTTCCCTCTAGGCACAAGTGGCAGTTATGCTCTCGGAGCAAAGGGCGGGTCGGCGACACATACGCAGGCAGCAGGCGAGGTCGGTCCGGTGACGGTTGCGATTACTATTACCGATCCGGGGCATTTACATAGTTTGCCAAACCAGACTGCAAGCCCAAGCATAGGGGCAGGGGTAACACAATCGACTGCAACAGGAACGGTGTCATATACAGGGACAGCATACACCGGCATTACAGCAACCGGCACAGGGGGGAATTCTAGCCCGACACCGATGAATATAATGAACCCGTATTCTGCACGCAACTGGGTGATAAGATTTCAGTAGTGATAGCAAGGAGTTACATAGGAGGTAACATGAAAAAGTTTTTTGCTTTCGTAATTGTCACTATTCTGATTTTAGGATTATCTATATCTTCCTTCGCGCAGACACCCACTATCACTTCTCTCGGTGGCAATCCCGCGTCCGGGCAGGTGACTTGTGGTAACACTGCGACTTTGCTTTATTCACCAAACCCCACGGGTCCGCCTTTCTATGGTCGCCTCTCCATTACTTTTCAGAACCAATCCACCCAGCCCGTCTATATCGCGCCCCGGTCCGACATCAGCACGAGCAATGCGGGCATTCTGCTGGGTACTCAGTATCAATCTGTGACGTTGGACAGGTCGAATGGAAACATGACGTGGTACTGTATCACCGGAAGCAGCACGGCGACAGTAGGGTTTACAGAGGAGCGATGAGCATGAAAAAGCTATCCGTCCTCATTCTATCTCTCGTTTTGGCTTTTCCGATAGTCGCAATGGCTTCAGGGATAAGCTCCCCTGTCATCAATGGCGGCTCTCAGACGCTTGCCCAGGTCGATGCTCATGCTGCCGTCACCACCGGCTCAATAGCCACCATCAACGCGACACCGACGAATGGCGGGACGGGCTACGCGGCCAATGACACCGGCACAATAACCACCGGCAACGGTGATGCGACCTATAAGGTTCTGACAGTCGGCGGGACGGGCGGGAGCGTCGTACAGACGGTCGCCCTCGTCTATTCCGGTACGGGCGGCTACACAGTGGCGACCGGGCAGGCCACGACCAAGGGCGGCTCTCAGGCGGGCTCTGGTACTGGCCTTACGATCAATGTAACGGCGGTAGGGCTTTCCACGGCGAATGTGAGCAACACTCAGGTCAACCAGTACGGACAGGCGGCCTCACCCGTGACTAATTACCTCCCTTCGGCAATCGCGGGGCTATCTTTCATAACGACCATCGGGACGGCGCAGACCTCGCAGGCGTGGTCCCTAGCGGGCAACTCAGGCATCCAGAACGGGGCATCGGGGGATGTTATCTACCTGACCGGCGTTGCAGGCATAGCCGGTTCGAGCCACGGCGTACAGATCGTATCTCCTGCAGTGGGAGCGGAAATAGTCTGCAAGACCGCGCAGACAGGGGCAACGTCTTTTGCCTGGTTCTGTGTGCCTACGGTCGGCGCATGGGCAGCATATTGAGAGGTTCGACATGAGACAACGATATCTTATCCTTGCTATGGTATTCTTCGCCCTGGCTCTCGCCATAGCCGTTTTTGCTCAGGGTATGCCTGATGATTATGCCCCTCCTCCTCCGCCTACCTGTGACGTGACGGTTGAAGCCTTCATGGTTCCCGGTGTCCTCTACATGCGTTGCGGACCGGTCCCAAGCCCCTGCACCTGTACCGTGACCTTCCCGCAGGGGCAGACGAGCGCGGGGCTTAACATCATGCCGGATAGTGACGTGACGGTAAATATCGTCGGAGGTGGACAATGAGTTATGAAACGAAGCAGATAATAACTCCGTCTTGCGGAACGCTCCTTTTCGATACTGCAACAGGGTTTTATACCGAATCTTCTCTTGATTTAAGGGCATATTACCATGTCTGGCCGACAACAAAAATGTCTTGGTTTGAGCATATCAGATTGCGGCTCAGAATGAAATGGATTGAGGTTAAAGTCAGGTGGTCGCTGTGGACCCGATAACTCGACGCCGTTTTATACGAGATGCGGCAACCGGCCTTTTCCTGCCGCTCGGCATGGGCAAGATAGCCAAAGCAGGCGTCGCCATTCTCGGCGGGGGAGGCTTTCAGACTAAAAGTTTCTCTTCCGTTACCGGCCACCTCGACTCTGCCACCGGCTTCTACACAGATGGCTCATTGGATTTGCGGCCCTATGTCGGCAGGTTTGCCACATTCACTGCCTCCGCAGGCAACACGATCAAGTTCAAGATCGGGGGGCAGAGCGCGAGCGGGGAGACCTATGGGAGCAACTTAAGCATCCTTTCCAGCCTGAATTTCCAATCTGGATGGACTGCTGCTGGTGCAAGTATTGCGTCTGCTAACACATATACAACCACGTCCGCTGGAGGAATTTATTCGTACCCAACTCTTGCTTTTGGTGCGTTGTTCATCTCCTCTGTATCTGGGAGTGCTCCGGGGACGTTCTTATTATGCGATACCACGCTGACCACTAGATACAACACAAACCTTAATGGCACTACGCAATATGAGACTTGTCTCAACGCTAACAGTTTATTTTTCTATTCAACTGGTAATGGAACAACAACGATAACAAGTGCTTATTTAAAGCAAGTCCTCACCCCGAGCAACGGCAGCACGAGCGGCAGCTATGGGGCCTATTTCAATGGAGCGGCGATAGTGACGGGAGCGCCGTTTGATGCGGCATCATGGACCGTAACCATTACGGCAAATTGAGGTGAATAATGAGTTGGTTCGGTAAAATCTTCAATGCACCCTGCATCACCCTCCGTTGCCGAGACGTGGCGGCGGCGATGCTCGAATATTTTCAGGGACAGGACGGGCTGACAGTAGTAACTGGAACAAGGGCAAGCGATGGCCTACGCCACTGTGAGGTGCGGCTGGGCATCAAAGCCTATACCCTGCGCGATTGGACCGTGGATGAGATTGGGAGGGCATAAAGGATGACGAACAATATCACAGCGACCGCAAATATCACGCATTCGACTGTTTCGCTCCCGGCAGGGTTTGCCGCCAATCTCGACAGTCTGACCAATCCACAGAACTACCTTCTTGCCACGGTCGATAACAGCAACGGCACATGCAAGGGGTATCTCTACCAGATCCTCGGCGGGGCGTATGCAGCTCCGGTAATCAGCGGAACGATCACCTATGTTGCCGGGGCCGCGCTGACACTGGCTCACACGGTAAGCGCCGGGGTCCACACCTATACCCTGACCTACAATGGCATTCAGGTCGGCACTTATGTCGTGACGGATTGGCGGATTTTACAGAACAATCTTTACGCGAAGTTCAGCACGGATGCGAGTGGCATCGTGGTGGGGTTTAGCGTGACGGGATACTAATTTAATACGGCGACAAGCGGCACGGAGGGAGATGATGGAAGAACTCTTGAAGCAAATAGGTCCTTTGGCAGCATATCTGGCCTTGGCGGTTATCGGTTTCTTCATCGCCCGGACCCTCCATCAGATCGATATGAGCCAAAGAGAACTGTGGAAGCACATCGATGAGCATACTAAGGAAATCGCATTACTCCGTGGAGAACATGACAATCAGATGAGATTGGGAGGGCATAAAGGGTAAACTACCCCGCAGCAAGCAACGGGGTTTCCGCGCCCAAATTTATGATGACCCCCGACGACAAAGCCCTTTATATGACCCTGCATGTCTTCGACCTTGCAGCCCTGACATGCATTGGTGAGGCAGAAGACCAGGGCCAGGCTGGACAGGTGGCCGTGCTCTCGGTCATCAAGAATCGACATGACCTTTGGAAGCAGACCTACCAGACGGTATGCTTGGGAGCCGGACAGTTCGAGTGCTTCGACAAGGAGGGGCTGAAGCTGGTGCAAATTGCCAGAGGTATGCTCGGCACAGGAGACCCCTTCGTGATGACGCCTACACAGACTCAGATTGTCGGGCTGGCTGAGACGGTTCTCACAGGAGAGACGGCGAGCAATGTGGGACTATCTACCTTCTATAAAAGATTTGATGCCCCTTCGCCCTGGTTCGAGAAAGAGATTGCGGCGGGGAAGTTTGTAGAGCACAGCCGGATAGGTGAGCATGTGTTCTATGAGGAGACGAGATTTAAGGAGACGTGACATGCTTGAATGGTTAATCGTGATAGCTTTGAAGCATTACATCCTCTACAGCATCGGCTTGTTCTTGGTCGGGGTACTTGTAGGAACAATTATTTGGAAATAAAGGAGGTAACGACATGACCGATTGGATAGTTCTACAGGCAATAAACCATTACGTACCAAAGGAATACATGCCGATCATCCTGATTGTGCTTTCATTCTTTCTGGCCCTTGAACAGTGGTTGGCTTCGACAAACAGGATAAAGGCGAACAGCACCTTGCAGATGATTGTTAACTTTGTGCAGTATTTTATAGCAAAGGAGAAGGGCGATGGAACGCTCAACCTTAACGGACAGTCCAAAGGAAGTGGAACCGGGGGGAATCCTGGGGCAGATAGTGGAAGCAGCCAAGGAAGTGGAGCAGGGAGCATCGACGGAAGCAGGACAGGAAATTCCGGGAGCTGAGACAGAGCAGGAGAAGGTAGAGAGCGTGGATAAAAAAGGGGTGAGCCTAGTAGTCGGGCATACATTTCACTTTAGTATATAGATTAGTCCTTATACTTGATGATATGGAGAATAGCCGATGGTGGAATCCAGTATCGAGCATCGTTTTCCTGTGTGAAATCCATTCTCTCATTGATCCAGAAACCGTCTGCAAAGATGCTAATGCCCCTTTCTGATGAAACGGTTCTTTCCTCGCCACAAAACAGGAATTTGCATTGATAATTTGTCATTTTTTCCTCCCTTGCCGGGAGCCTTATTGACCCCCGGCTTGATGTCTGGTTGTGTTACCCGTTTGTCCCGTCTGCCACCTGTGGAGCCGCTGCCGGTGTTGCTGCCGCTGCCAACTTATTCGCTACTGCTGCCTGGATCGCCGTGATCGCCAGAGGCTCGGCAATGGTGATGCTCTTCGCCGCAAGGCCCTCAATGAGCTTCATTGCTGCGGCTACCAATTGCGCTCCTGTCATCGTGCCCAGGGCTGTGTCCGCCATGTCGGCGACGAGGGTTTCAGCGTCGGCAAGCACCGTGGGACCGATGCCTGTCTCAAACTGACTGATGAGGTTGCCAAAGTGAGATTCGATTGCTCCCTTGAGGTTGTCGATAAATGCTTCCACCTTTTGCCAGAAAGTCTGCGTTGCCATAACGTCCTCCTTATTTGATATGCCCTCCCCAAAGAGGAGGGGTAGTGCCTATGTTATTGACAAGTTGCAATTCTACCGTCCGGCATATATTTCACTGTTGCACCTGACAGGAACTGAAGATATTTCACTCCATCTATGCATGTCTCTAAGGTAGATAGTCCCAGCCTTTGCTCTACAAACTTCCCCGCCGCAATCTCTTTCTCGAACCAGGGCGAAGGGGCATCAAATCTTGATGAGCCTTCTATGTTCGCGCATCCTCTTTGGACACTGCCACAACCAACAAGTATAAGACACATTACCAAAAGCATCAATTTTCGTTTCATGTGTTCCTCCTTATTCGATATGCCCTTCTCAAAAGAAGAGGGGTAGTGCTTGTCTTTGTCGAGTCATCACCTCCTTATTTTGCCTCGTGACGGGCTTTCCTGTATGTACTTGTCCACAAATGCCGCAAACAGGAATAAACATTACACATCACCTCCTTCGGTAGGGTACGGGTTAAGTGGTTTTACTCCACAACTTTCTTGTATCCGTCATCCTCTGTAAGTGCTGTGGTATTTGTTCCCTTACGGTACTCAAAAAACTTCTCAAGCCCCGCTCATAGGGTACCAAAGCCCTACCAAGGTGGTCATAGAAATACTTAATGAATTCATCAGCACTATATCCTGTAAGAGCATCAAGAGCACGGGCCTCTTCCTCCGTGATAGTGAACGAAATAGTGAATTCCATCTTACACCAAGATTTTATTTCACTCATATTCCTCTCCTTCCCCCGCCAATGCAAGGGCTATTTAAGTTTACCACAATCCCTCTTGCTCTCCCGATCTTTCCTATAATCCGTATTTCTCCATCAAGTACCTGACTCCCATCTCCTGTATCGCCCCATAGTAGCCGATTCCGCTCAAGCACAGGTCCAGCAATTCCTTGTCGTGATCGGTCAGCCAGAGCCAAAAGTGGTCAGTCATCTCTTCCACCTTCTCGGTGTCTGATTACCTTTTGAAATAGACGGGCCTGCAACATCCGGCATCTTAGTCCCGCAAGGAAGTTTATCGGCTATGCCGGAGTTCCCAGGCCCAATCTCCATTATCCCTTCTTCCCGTGGCTTCCAATCCGGGTCGATAATCCCTGCCTCACATATCGCCAGTTGTCGCCGCTCGCTGTTCTCTACCTGTTTGCCCTTTATGCCATAGACAGTCGGCAAGCCAAGCTCGCACTTACAGGGTGAACGACGAGCATCTAATCGACTGCATATAGAACAAGCCCAGGGAAATGCCAATCTAACGCTCCTTCTCCAAAATAACTCGACACGGCACTACTCGATAGCCACAGACTTCCCACATCCTCGTATTCTGTAGCGTCGTCGGGTCAATTACCTTCACCCAAGAACGGTCTAACGTTAACAACATCTTCTTCTGTTTCCATAATTTGGGCGCGGAACCCCGTTGCTTGCTGCGGGGTAGTTTATGAGCGCTCCTCTTCTTTCCCCGGCAGAGCCAGCACCATGCGGGGCATCCGTTTTGTTTCATAAGCCTGTGCAATCTGCGGCTTCATCCAATCTCCCACGGTTTCACCATCAGGCAAAACGATATTAGCCATGAAAGCATCCTCAAAGACTTCTATTCCGTCATCGACCGATACCAACTTGCCCTTGATCGCCAGAAAAAGAGCACGCCATTTTTGGCGCACAGCTTGTTCATACGCCTGTTCAACTTGTCTTGGGCTACGTGCGTAGCCTCTTGACGGCGTCTCGGTGAAATCTTCTCGGTTCGGCAGTTTCAGCATAAACTTCAGCCTGCGGCCATGCATCTCAAACATCACCTGAGCGAAAGACCCTTGCCAGCCATAAAGAAAGCCGGAGGCTCCGAACCTTATTAGAGTTCGCTCAATTTCAAGGCGAGATTTATCAGAAGAGACTTCAGTGTTTTGGGCGTAACGCATCTCCCCCCCCCTATCTTTGCCTTCTCGACCCCGGAAACGACCCCACAGAGGCGTACAGGGCGGTCAGCGGGTCAGTCTAGACTATAGCACATTCTTTGCCATCCACCTTTCTCCGGATGAGGGGGCTATAGATTCTTTCGTCCCTCAATATATGTTTGCATGAATTCTTCAAATTCAGTTCCATCTTCAGCGCACCAGTCGGTCCACCCTGTATCCTCTTCCTGATAAACTACAAGACCCCCCGCATTTGAATAGTCAGGCTTGATATTATTCTCATACTGAAAGAGATCATACATCGCAAGAGCATCACATAGAATTGCGCCCTCTTGCGGTGTTTTAACGGGATATTCAAACGCCTTCATGGGCACTTGAGGAACCCACCAAACCTTGAGGTCACCGATTTTTGCCATTTCCCCCTTCCTCCCGGCGTCACTCTCAGCGAACGCCCTGCTGCCCGATGCATTCGGCGTGCTAAACCTTTATATCAGACCACCCTTCTGTTCTTTGGCCTTCTTCAATCCTTCGATAAAATCCTGTAATTCTTGAATCGTTGCCGTGTTCACATTAAGTTTACGGCTGTTGTAATAATCCCTATAATCAGCCGGGTTTATAGTGTCTTTCAGTCTGTTTATTTCTTTGATAAGTTCATCACGGGTCTTGAGGACACCGTTTTCACCGGACGGATTAGGAGGTTCTTTCTTCGGCGGCTCACCATCGGCTTTCTTTGTCGCGCCCTTAGCCCATTCAGCCAGGCGCTTACCTGTATCTACTGTAATCGGCTCATTGTCCACAAAGACGGTCTTGAAACTCTCTTTCGTCCACTTCGTGACATGCAGCCGGTGCTCGTGGTCAATCCAGCCGTGAACCATCATTTCAAAAAGGATGTCCTCAGACTGTTTTGGTTCCACAACTTCAGCCCGGACCCAATCTTTTTTCCCGCCTTCCTTGATTATCTGCTTCATCGGGTACTTTGCTCTCATACAGAGAATAACGAGCGGAACAGAAGTAGACAGGAGCTTCAAAACAAACTCCCTCGCATGTAAAATCTTGGGCTGTTGCCAGACCAGCACACCTTTCTTCCCTTCGGCTTCATTATGCGCCGCCATATCAAGGACGCCGCCACTCGACTCCCATTCATGTGAGCCACTGTCCACGATGAGAACTTGCAGCCCCGCCCCGCCCGCCTCTGTAATTGCCTCACCGTATACTTTAGGAGAAAAATTGTCTCTGATCGGTAATACCTTATAGCCACCGACAACGGGGTCGTCTGCGTAGACTTCCCCCCGTCCCGATTCTGTTTCAATCATGCCGACCTTAGACATATCCCCCGCAAAGCCTTTAGCGAGGAGCAAAGCACTTTTGGTCTTGCCACAGCCACTCTCAGAGTACAACCCTATGAGTGGCTTTGCCTCTGAAGTGATCGCCGGTCTAAAGTGAAATCCCACGTTGTTTCCTCCTTTTCATTTGGGTCTGAGAGCTACAACTTGAATGAACATACCGGACTTTTTCTTTTCTCATATTTTTCGGGTCATCGTATTTATGGCAAAAGGGACATCTTATCCAGTTTGCATGGCCCGTGGCTTTTAGGGCGTCCATTCTCATGTGAATTATGCGATGATAGCCGTAAGACTGACACGCGACCAGATTGCTATTTTCGTTATGGCTCCTATCCTCGTCAGCATGGTGTACTGCTGAGCCTTTTGGCAACGGATGTCCTAATGCGGTCTCCACAATCTGTCTATGTTCCCGTGTTTTGTCGTTCATCGTGTAGCCGTTCGACTTCCAGCCACTCCCATTAGGGGCGCGTTTTGTAACAAGAGGATCGCCGTGACGTTTCCATCTGTTGTAGTGTTTGTGGCAATACCCTTTTGCATCGTGGTCCTCGTGGCAACCTTCAACGGAACACCCCTTCATAAATCCTCCTCTTTATAGAGCAATTCCAACGCAAACCGTTTCATTTCCCAAGCCGCAAGAGCATAAGCCGGTGTATCGATCGTACAGACCTTCAAAGGGTATCCCGGCCATACTCCCGTTGCCATGCATTTCTGCCATATCCATAGGCCCATCTTTATTCGGTCGTCACCCAAAGTTTCCATCCATTGTGGGGGCAAATCTATAAGAGAACAGGCATAAGGCGGCTCAGTTTCCTGAAAGAAAAAGACAGAACTCGGTTCCTTGCCCGTGACCGCTTTAACCCCTCGCCGGTAAAGTGCTTCTGCGATGTCATAGTCCATATTGAGAACAAGCCGGTCAATGGTTGCCGGGTTTACAGAAACACGCGATGTCTTATAATGGAGCACGGCAGAAAGGTCTGGCGCTATTGCATCCGGTCTGATCTTACACCATGTTTCATCCTCTGTCCAAAAGATAGACCGTTCTGACAGCCAGCCAGCCATGTGAACATCTGAAAGAGCGATAGTTTGATTGGCAATCTCTACCATCGTTTTAACTCGCTCATACTGTTCCCTGAGCAGAGGTATTCTCCCTTCGGCTCGTGCATCAGCCCGCGCTTGTTTCGTCTCTTTTTTCATCCAGTTATCGGCTTCAATGACCGTAGCATTATCAATGCCTTCAAGAAAAAGAGAATGCCCGGCCTTCCCTATATCGAACTTATCGTCGGGCTCTTCCTTATAATCGGGGTTGAGCGCAGGGTGATTCGTCCAGGCATGAAGAGGCGACTTGTTCAGAATGTCTTTACAGACACCAGAAGAAAAACAAGGTTTTATGCAGACATTAGCTGAATGGTATTCTTCTTCAGTTATCTGGTAGATTCCGGGAGCGTCTACCATCATGCTTTCTCCTTGAGCAGGGCAAGCCTGTCACATTCCGCCTCTAGTTCTTCAATCCGTGCCGCCGCATCGTCGGCCACCTGGTCATAATGAAGCCGGACATATTCGAGGTCCCGAAGGCGCTCAAGCAAAGTCATGTCAATGGGGAGTTTATCGGTCATGCGCTTTTCTCCTTCTTCGCTATCATTTCACTTTTCCACCCTTAGCCACCCAAAGAGCCTCAAGCAGTTCGATACCACGTAACTTCGGTTCGCCAGGAAC